TTATTTGTGCACGGAATCATGCACGGAATGGGGTGGAAAATGGACAAAAACGTGGGATCCGTACAAACCGTGCGATGGCGAAAGTGGCTCAGTTTCTAGTAAATCGCGAGAAGTCGGCGGGCCGCGGACCCTCCAGTCCGGGAAGTGGCCGAGCAGGATGTACGACAGGTTCGTGCCGGTCCCCTTCACGCGGTTGTTCGCCACCTGCGCCGACCGCACGACCTTCGTGCCGTACAGGTCCACCGGCCGGTCCGCGCCGAGGGAGCGGGTGTCCCGGAACAGGAACGGCCCCTTCGCGTCGGCGGCGCTCACCGCGTCCGCCCGGCGGTTGAGCAGGGCCGCGTACATCGTCTTCCGCATCACCCACGCGGTCGGCGCGTCTACCGCGTCCGGCAGCTTCGCCTCCATGTCGGCCACGTCCGCCGGGGTGAACGTGTTCCCGTTCGTGCCGACCGTCCCGGCCGTGTGCGCCGTGATGCCGCTGTACGTGATGACGCCCTTGATCTGCGTCGAGCCGCTGCCCTCCAGCATGGCGAGGTCGGCCTTGATCGCGGCGGCGCGGGCCATGTCGAACCGGACCATCCCCTCCGCCGACGGCGACGCGAACCGAAGCAGCTCGTTGTTCAGCTTCACTAATCAGACCAAAGATGATCTTGCTATTTTACCTACTGTTGGCTGCGAAAGGACGGAAAGTGGTTGAGAACCGATGTGCCTTGCTGTGAAAACGCCTTTTCGCTTCATTCCGACCAACCTTCCGGTTATCCTGTCGTCATGGCAACAGCACTCCTTCTGGCCGTCCTGAGAAGTACCAGAGGCGATCAATGACAAACTCAGCGAACGAGACTGAAAGCACCGGACGAGAAGACAAAAACATTCTAGTCAAACATGGTATACTGCACGGCTCATTTGGGGTAATAGCTGGGGCGATTTTCGGAAGTCTGATTACAGTATTTGGTACATGGCTATTGACGAAGAATCTGCACTTGACGTATAGCGACGGCCAAGTCGTAATATTCAAGGGAGACAAAAATAAGTTTGGAATAGCAACATGTCAAGTAGAAAACGACGGCGATAAAGAAGTAACCGACTTAACTTGCGAGATTAAGACGCCAAATGCTAAAGTCACCGAAGTAAAGGTTGTCCCCGACAGTATTAAACATGAGGCAATTGCGACAGTAGATAAAATTGTGATAAAAGTGGACTATTTAAACCAGGGCGAAAAACTGACCGTATCAGTTCTAATGGACAATGCAGGCGATGTTGGTGAACACCTTGAGGTTACAGCACGAGGAAAGGGCATTACTGGAACAAAGCAAAGAAAGGAAAAAATATGGTCTTGGAATCTTGTAGCAATCGTAATTGTAAGTAACCTTGTGGTCCACTGGATATATCGCTTCGCACGCTATCAAGTTCGGCAAGAAATGAAGGAACAGGAGAAGAGTTGATTATAACCCGCTTTAAGTTGTGCTAAATAGAGCATGATCGAGAACCAGATTCATGCCCGGATCGAGGCCATCACCGCCCAAGTTCTGCCGAACCAAGCCCCGGAGAACACGCCTACGCCGTACCTGCTCTACACGGTTCTGGACGCCGAGCCGCAACGCACGCTAAACGGCATGGTGGCCCTGACGAAGTACACCGTCGGCATTGAGGCGTGGGCCGATTCGTTGAACGAGTGCAATTCCCTGCTTGCCCAAGTGCGAAGTCAACTCGACCGCTACCAGGGCGGCGACATCCACCGTGCCTTCTGCACGGACCCAGGACGGGGTGAACAGGCCGACCAGGGCTTCTACAAAGTGTCCACTTACACGGTCTGGGCCACCGACACCACCGTCGGCCCGAGCATCCGGGGGACGGGCACGACCTACGCCAACAGCAACGCCGAGTTCAGCCACACCGTTCTGCTTCCGAGCGCACAGGACGGCGACACACAAGTCGTCGTGTTCAGGACGACGGACGCCAACCCGACGGCAACCGGCTGGACGAACACCAGCATGGGCAACGACCTGTGGGCGATGCACAAGGCGTACACGGCCGGGAACGACGTAACGATCAACCTGGATGCCGACAACCCGCTCAAGGCCACGGCGTTCACGCTCATCGGCCAGTTCACCGTGGATGCCAGTGCCAGTGCTACGACCACCAGCACGACGGCGCACGCAGCCCCGGCTGTGACCAGCACCACCACGTCCGGGATCATGTTCGTGTCGTTGTCCACGCAGGCCAGCAACCACACGCACACCTACCCGGTAGGACTTACCGGCGTGAGTGCTGGACCCGGTGGGAACAAGTTGTCCACCTGTTACGAGCCGATCACGGCGACGGGCAGCACGGGCACACGCACGTTCACGACGAGCATCACGACCAACGCCGAGACGGGCACGATTCTGTTCAAGCCAGCGGTTTAAGGCCGTTCGGTCACGACTTGCCCAGAACCAAGTCCAGCGGCCAGCACCCTTTGACGTGCGGGCCATCACTGCGAAGGTGGTTCAGGATTTCGGCGTCCTCGCAACCGGAATCCTGTAAACAGTCGGCCAAGATCGGCAGCCTGTCGAACGCCTTGTCGTCATAGATGCCAGTGGCGATAGCGACAGCGGTGGACGTTCGCCACAACGGATCGCAAGTGATCGCTCGGAAAGGGACTGGGCCGAAAATCTCCCGCACAACGGCTGCCTGAGAATGGCGCACTCGATTCCATACTTCATTAGCTGGATGGTCGGGAGGCGTATCTTTGGCAACGATGGTTGGAATCGAAGTTATTTCATATGTTTCGGCTTGTGCAGCGTACCAAAGACCAAGCTTTACTTGCGACATAAGCTGTCTCGGAGCCATAGGTGGGAATCTAAGGATGCCTTCACAGATAATCGCATGAACAGCTTGACGGCCGAGCCGCTTAAATTGGTCGGACGGCCAAGTATGCTCCGTCGGCATAGGCCACCACGAAGGAATCGGGTTAAGCTTGTCCAACTTCGCTTCGGCCACTTGGTAGGAATCAATCCACGGCTCGCACATGTTAAAGTTCTGCAATTTGCTTATCACAGCCCAACCGCACAGACCAAGTTTGCGAAACGAGAAGTTATCGACAAGCCCGTCCGAGAGCATCTCGGACGGGCTTGCACAGCAATTCCATTCCTCCTCAGTCACGAGCATTACTCCCGCACCACTGCGATGGGCAAGTTCCTCATGATCGCCGGGTAGGGGGTGAGGAACTTTTCCTGCCCCGGTTAGCAGACCCGACCGGCTCTCGGCAAAAAGTAAACTCCGGGGTTTTGAAACTCCAGAACAAGATGATCGCCGTCCAGAAAGGCGGGCGACGTTCAGGCGTACTTGTTCACACGCTCGGGAGTGGAGATCGCATTCTCGTCGTCCCACCCCCGGTACGTCCGCTTCTTCAAGGCAGTGTAGCTCACCCGGCATCTCGGGTCTTGCGACCATTCCCGCCTCGACTTCGTTTCCCCGAAGGCGGTCATGTACCTCGTGTCCTGCTTGTTGTTCGACTGCTGGGCCTTCGGTATGAACGTGCAGTTCGCCGGGCAGTAATGGCCGTTCACGTCAACCCGCTCGATGGTGAGCGTGTCGTTGTAACCGTTGGCGACGGCCCATTCGCAGAACTGCGTTGACGATTGCCACTCCTCGCAGACGGTAATGCCCCGACCGCCGTAGGCCGGGTAGTTGTTGCGGTTCGGGTTGGTGCAACGCCGCTTCATATCGTGCCAAATCCAGTACAGCCGGGTTCCGTAATAGAGATTCTTCATCTCGCCTCCTAAATAGGGTGACACTCTACATGAGTGTCGAGGAGGCATATTTGGGATTACGAGGGCCACAGCCGCACCTGAAGCTGCGATCAAACCCGCTCACCGATCTTACCCCGCCGGATTGGTTGGGTGAAGTCGCCCGAGCGTACTGGAACCGGCACGCCGATCAACTCGCCCGGAACAAGCTCCTGACGGCACAGACGGCCGACGCCTTCGCCCTGCATTGCGACCTGTGGGGGCGGCTCCAGGCCATGCGGACCGAGCCGACGACCAGGGCGTACCTCGACACGTTCAGCAAGTTCACCGCAAGCTCGAAGCTGTTCCGGCTCGTGCCGAACGAGAAGCCGCAGGTCAAGGAATCCCGCTACGAGGACTTCGCCGAGGTAGAGTTTGAGTGAGTTACCCCGTCCCGCCCCCAGGTTGAACCTGCACAAGCCGCAGTCGATCAAGCCCCGCCTGACCACGAAGGAGCGGGGGTACGACCACCGCTGGCAGAAAACACGTTTTCGCAAGCTGAAGGAAACCCCGCTGTGCGAGTTCGGCTTCGACGGCTGCCAGATCGGGGCGAATCACGTCCACCACCGGGACCACAACCCGAAGAACAACAAGCCGGAGAACCTGTTGTCTAGTTGCGGCCCTTGCCACATGACCTACCATCGCAAATCGAAGGCGGCTCGGCTAGATAATGGGTGATCCAACTACACCACGCCGACGCCAACGCCTTCCTCGCCGAACTGCCCGATTCCTCCGTCCAGGCCGTCGTCACCGACCCGCCATAAGGGACAGGGGGTTGGGTCAACACGCCCGGCGGCAAGGTGAAGCAGGTCCGTCACGAGTGGGACGAGTGGACGACCGGCTGGCTGGATCAGGCGTGGCGGGTATCGGGCGGGCATGTCGGCGTGTTCTGTACGATGGCGAACCTGCCGAGCCTGTTCGACTGGATCGGCCCTCGACCCTTCCGGGTGTGTGCGTGGTGCAAGTCGAACCCGAGGCCGCAGTTCAACAAGCGACCGGCCTACGGGATGGAGATGTTCGTGGTCGTCGGCGGCGTGCAGCCGTGTGCGGTCAAGGGCAAGCTGTTCAAGGATTACATCGTGACGGCGATTGAGACGAGGAACAAGCACCACCCGTACCAGAAGCCGGTGGCGGTGATGGCGTGGGCAGTGAACATGGTCTGCCCGGCGGGAGGGACGGTTCTCGACCCGTTCATGGGCGGGGGTTCGACCGGCGAGGCGTGTATCACCACCGGCCGGTCGTTCGTCGGGGTCGAGCGGGACGAGGAATACTTTCTTGCGGCGCAGGCGAGGTTGAATGCTGGTCAGAAGTAAGTCCGACGAGGAGAAGCTGCGGCTCGGCGGGGTCTACGACGAGGACCGGGGCGGGAACCGGGTCATCCGGTTTATTGAATCGAACCTTGTGCTGGAGAGCGGCAAGCCGTTCGTCCTGCTGCCCTGGATGAAGGACTTCATCCACTCGGTCTACTCGTGGTTCCGGCCGGACGGGTTGCGGTTCACGAAGATCGGCCTGTTGACCTGCGCCCGGAAGAACGCCAAGTCCGCCCTCACCTACGGCCTGACGGCGTACCACCTGCTCGCCGACGGCATGATGTCGCCGAGATGTGCGTCGGTGGCCGTGAACAAGGAGCAGGCGGCCCAGATTTACGACTGGCTCCGGTTCGCCGTCGAGAGCAACGTCAAGCTGGCGTCCGCCCTGCACTGCGTCAACCACAAGAAACAAATCCTGTACCCGAAGAAGAACGGCCACTACCGCAGCCTGTCGAGCGACGTGGGCGGGAAGTTCGGGCACGGGTTCGGGTTCGTGGTTCACGACGAGCTTGCCTTCCACAAGAAGGACGACCTGTACAACGCCCTCAAGAACTCGGGCGATGCCATCCCGAACAGCCTCCAGGTCATCACGTCCACGGCCGGGTTCAACAAGAACGCTCAGTTCTTCAAGCTGGTGCAGTACGGCAAGAAGGTGCTGGCCGGGGAAGTCGTGGACCCGACGTTCCAGCCGTGGGTGTTCGAGACGCCCGACGCCGCCGACCTGGACGACGAGGCGAACTGGCGGCTCGCCAACCCGAGCCTCGGCGTGACGCACGGCATCGAGGACTTCCGGGCGCAGTGGAACCGGGACAAGCAAGAGGCCACGTCCCGCCACACGTTCTGCATTCTGAAGTTCAACCAGTACAAGGACGCCGAGAACGTCTGGATTCCGGTGGAGGCGTGGGATGCGTGCAAGGCGATCCTCCCGCCGCTCGACGGCCGGGCCGTGGTGCTGGGCGTGGACGTGGGGGCCACACGGGACTTGACCGCCGTGAGCTTGGTCGCCCCGCTCGACGACAAGACGGTCGCCGTGAAGTCGTGGGGGTTCGGCCACAGCTACTTGCACCGGGACGGCAAGGGGTACGTCAAGCCGGAGACGAGCCGCCGGGAGAACAAGAAGGACAACCTGATTGCCCTCTTGATGGCGTTGTCGCAGGCACTCCAGGTGGACGTGTCACCGCCGAAACCGAGTGTGTACTAAGACCGGGGAATTCTTGCGTTGTGACGCCCTACATATGGCATGGATTCAGTTTACGAGCAGCGGGGAATCACCCTCCAAGACGGCATCGAGAGCGGCCTTGTCCAGACCATCGAAGGGTTGAAGGCCGGGAAGGGGCTGGGCGAGCAGGCGGCGTTGGGCATCAGTGCGATCTGGTGCGCCGTGAAGGTCATCAGCGAGGCCGTCGGGTCGCTGCCCATCGTCGTGAAGAACAAGGACGGCAGCGTTGCCGAGAACCACCCGCTGAACGTCATGTTCGACGAGCCGAACGGGGAGCAGACCCGGCCGGTGTTCTTCGAGACGGAACAATCCCACGCTCTTCTCTTCGGGAACGCCTACGCCGAGATCGAACGGGAAGATGGGACGGGCCGACCCAAGCACCTGCACGTCATCCACCCCCGCAACATGCGGGTGACGAGGGACGACGCCGGGCTGGTGTACTCGGTGAACGCCGGGGCCGTGAAAGCGGACTTCCGGCAAGAGAACGTCGTCCACGTCCCCGGCCTCAGTCCCGACGGCAGCGTCGGCTACCGCATCCTGTCGCTGGCCCGAGACACCATCGGCTTCGCCCTCAGTGCCCAGAAGTACGGCAACGCCCTGTTCCGCAACATGGTCCGGCCGGGCGGGGCACTGGAGTACCCCGGCGTCCTGTCCGACATCGCCCGTGAGAACGTCCGGCGAAGCTGGCAGCAACTCCACGGCGGGGATCAGGTCGGCACGATGGCGATCCTCGAAGAAGGGATGCAGTTCAAGCCGTTCACGATGACGACGAACGAGCAGAGCCAGTACAAGGAGTTGTTGCAGTGGTTCGTGTACGAGGCGGCGAGACTGTTCAACTGCCCGCCGAGCAAGATTCACAGCCTGGAGAAGGCGACCTGGGGGAACCTGGAAACGCTCAACCAGGACTTCCTCACCACCACCTTGCGGCCGTGGCTCGACAAGTGGGAGGCCGAGCTAACCAAGAAGCTCATCATGCCGTCGGAGAAGGGCCGGTACTCCGTCGAGTTCGTGACCGACGAACTTCTGCGGACGGACAAGCAGGCCCGGTACACGGCCTACGGCGTGGCCCTGACGCACGGCTTCCTCTCGGTGAACGAAGTCCGGGCACAAGAAGGCTACCCGCCGGTGGACGGCGGCGACGTACACCGATTCCCGCTGAACCTGGGACAAGCCACTCCACAACCCCGACCTGATGAGGACACGACCAATGGATGAGAAGCTACAAGCCATCAAGGTGATGATTAACCTCCACCTGCGTGACCACGCCCGCCCGGACGCCGAGTTCGTGACGAAGCTGGCTGACGCCGTGGCCGAGTTGAGGAAGACCGACGTGACCTTTTACCACATCAAACCCACGGTGAGCGGCTATGGACAGTAAGGAAGTCAGGAGCTACCGGGCGGTGTACACGGCCGACGGGAACACGCTCTCGGGATTCGGGGCCATCTTCGACAGCCCGACCACGATTCGAGAGGGCGGCAGAACGTTCACCGAGATCGTTCGTCCAGGGGCGTTCGACCGTTCACTGAAGGACGGCCGGGACGTGCTGGTCTGCTTCAACCACGACGCCAACCGGCTGCTCGGCCGGACCAGTTCCGGGACGGCGAAGGTCTGGGCCGACCATCAAGGCTTGAGGTTCAGCGTCGAACTCCCGGACCACGCCCGTGACGTGAAGGAGATGTTCACCCGAGGCGACCTTCAGGGGTGCAGCTTCATGTTCTCGGTGCGGAAGGACAGGTGGGACGGGAACACCCGAGAACTGCTCGACCTGGATGTCGTCGAGTGCGGGCCGGTCGTGATGCCCGCCTACCACGCCGCCGTGCTGACCGGGCTGAGGAGTACCGGGAAGTACCACAAGCGGCTCGAACTGTTGAAGCGGTCGCTCGCATAGGCTCGGTATTTTTGAGGGCACTCGGCTACATACCTCCGTGGTTTTGAAACTCACGGAGAAATATGAACTCAGTCGAACTCAGAGAGGCCCGAGCAAAGGCCATTCACGACGCCCGGTCCGTTCTGGACCGGGCCGACGCCGAGAAGCGGGAACTGTCCGCCGAAGAAAATCAAGTCGTTGACAAGCACTTCGCCGAGGCCGACGCCCTCGAAGCCAAGATCAACACCGTGGAGAAGCGGGAGGCCGTCGAGCGGGCGGAATCCTCGCTGAAGGATTCCAAGCGGAAGACCATCGCCCAGCTTTCCCCGCAGACGGACGACCCGGACGCCGGGGACGCCCTGCGATGCTGGCTGTCCCGTGGCGTGAAGGGCCACCGGCTCACGGCCGACATGCTGGACAACGCCGCCCGGTGCGGGGTTGACCTGGACGGCGGGTTCGAGATTCCGCTGACCCACGCCCGCCTGCACCGCCGGGCGATGAACAAGACGAACACCACCGGCTCGGTGCAGTGGAGTGACTTCTACCAGGGGTACTACGAGGAACTGAAGGCATACGCCCCCGTCCTCTCCCTCATCAGCTACCGGAACAGCGACAACGGCCAGCCGCTTCCCATCCCGGTGATGAACGACACCACGAACAAGGCGGCGATCCTTGCCGAAGAAGGGGCAAGCACCGCCCAAGACTTCGCCGTCAGCAACGTCACGCTCGGCAGCTACAAGTACGAGAGCAAGGAAATCGTCCTCTCCCTGGAACTGCTGCAAGATTCCAGCGAAGACCTTGTGGCGTATGTGAGCAAGGCGATTGCCGCCCGGTTCGCTCGGGCGTGGGCGGAACACGTCACGGTCGGGACTGGCTCCGGCCAGCCGCACGGCATCGTCACCCGGTCCACGGATTCCGGCGTCGTGGCGACCGGCACGGCCGCAGCCCCGACCTTGAGCGGCGACGTGTTGATCGACTTGGCCGAATCCCTGGACGATGCGTACCGGGCCGGGCCGGGCGTGGGGTACATGATGAACCCGGCGACCATCGCCAAAGTGCGGAAGCTCAAGGACACGAACGGCCAGTACCTCTGGCAGCCGAGCTTACAGGCGGGCATCCCGGCGACCTTCTACGGGTTCCCGGTGTACCGCAATCACCACATGGCGGTGAGCGGGGCCAACGCCCGCATCGCCACTTTCGGCGACTACTCGAACTACCTGTGGCGGAACGTGATGGGCATCGAGGTTTACCGGCTGAACGAGTTGCGCATCCTGAACGGCCAGATCAGCTTCCAGGCGTTCGCACGGGGCACGGGCAACCTGATCCTGCCGAACGCCGTGAAGTACCTCGCAGCCCCGGCGTCGTAACGTGAGATGTCCTCTGGAGGGGACGCAGGAACCCGCACCGGCTCCTTCATGGCGGTGCGGGTTTCTTTACGCCCGTCCCCTACATAGCTGCATGACCCACCAGTACGCCATCGAGATCGTCACGCCGCCCGCCGCCGAGCCGGTTTCACTGAATGAACTGAAAACGCATTTGCGGGTGAACACCGCCGCCGAAGACGCCCTCCTGACCGGCTACATCACCGCCGCCCGAGAGACGTTCGAGGCGATGACCGGCCGGGCGTGCAAGCCCACCACCTTCCGCCAGCACGTCCACCAGTTCAACGGGCCGGTCGCCCTGATGAAAGCCCCGGTCACCAGCATCGTGTCGGTGAAGGTCTACGACCAGGACGATCAGCTTCAGGATGTAGAAGGCTACGAGACGGACTTGCTGTCGTGTCCGGCGTGGGTGTGGCTGCCCGACGGCTACCCGTCACTGAGTTCGGTGAAGAGGCCGGTGGCCCAGGTCGAGTTCGTGGCCGGGTGGACGACCACGCCCGAGACGGTGAAGCTGGCGATCAAGCTGTTGGCCGGGCACTACTTCAAGAACCGGGAGGCGTACACGGCGACGAGCTTCGTGCTTCGGGACTTGCCGATGGGGTTCCGGGCCGTCTGCGATCAATTCATGCTGGGGATAACGGGCTATGGCAACTGGTGATTACAAGCACAGCATGGCGTGGCAGAGCTACACGCCGACGACCGACCCGGACAACGGGCAGCGGGTGGACGCCTGGACGCCCGGCGGCTCGCTGTGGTGCGCCGTGGACGCCCAGGGCACGATCCGCATCGCCGTGAACAAGGCTGCCGTGCCGGTGAAATCGGCCGTCGTCGCTGCGGCCCCGGCCGACGTGGGCAACCTGAAGAAGTCGATCCGCATCAAGGTGAAGTATTACGCCAAGTCGAAGACGTGGGCGGCGATCATCGGGCCGAGCAGCACCTTCAAGCGGGTCAGAAAGAAGCCGAAGAAGATCAAGCCGAAGAAGCCGAACAAGACCCTTCAATCAGTGAAGAAGCGACTGTCTTCACTGAAGCAACTGGCGGGACGGAAGCTGTCCCAGACCGTGAGGAATGCGGCGGGCCGAAGGCAGTCCGTTCGTGGGAAGGCCGGGCGACGGCTCGCCAACGCCATCAAGGACTTCACTGCCAAGCCCAAGCCCATGAAGCAGAAGAAGGTGAAGCGGCGGAAGCGGGCGTGGAACGGGAAGCCGGTCCGCCCGGCGAGATACGCTCACCTGATGGAGTGGGGAAGCCGCAAGCTCTCGGCCCGGAAGTTCCTCACGAAAGCCCTGTCCCGCAGCCGGGGCCGGTTCTCATCCCTGTTGTCGTCGTCCCTGCGGGCAGAATTGGGCTGACGCCCCCTAGATACCTCGTCTCAGCATTCACGAGGTACTATGGCGATTTTGGGCATCGGATCGAAGATCGGTTACAGCACGGACGGCGGCAGCACGTTCACCGACGTGGCGGAAGTCACGAGCATCACACTTCCGTCATCGGAACACAGCGTCATCGACGTGGTGCATCTCGGCATCACGGACGGGTACAAGGACTTCCTGTTCGGGCTGGCCGACGGCGGCACGGTCGAGTTCAAGTTCAATTACACGGCCACGGTCTACTCGGCCCTGTTCGCCCTGAAGGGGCAGAAGAAGACCGGGGCCAACGACAACAAGTGGAAGATCAGCGGCCCGGACGAGAACGGCGTCACGGCGGGCGGCGTGCAGACGTTCACGTTCAAGGGCGTGCTGATGGCCCTGGAGAGCGAGATCATGACGGAAGAGATCGTCGGCGTCACCGGGAAGGTCAAGGTCTGCGGCGGGGTGACGGTTGCGTAACGCCATCTTCAAGAAGCCCGAGCCGACCAGGGCGGACATCGACGGCGTAGCCGTTCTCATCCGGCCGATGACGGCGGGCGAACTCGCCCACGTCCTTCACCTGCACAACACGATGAAGGAGACGCCCTGGAAGGCCGACTTCCACATGCTGCACCTGTGCGTCCTCGACACGCAGGGGCAGCCGATGTTCCCCACGGTGGAAGACGCCGAGGGCGTGGACCCGGTGACGGCCGGGAAGCTGTTGGAGTTGTGCGTCACGGCGAACGCCGTCGGCCAGACCGCCGCTAAAAAAAACTGATTAAGGCCAACCCCGCCCTTCTGACCCTGTTCCGGCTGGCCCGTGAGCAGGGAAAATGCGTTTTCACTTTGGCCGACACGCTCACCGCCGACCAGCTTGGATGGTACGAGGCGTATCACGACCTGGAACCGTTCACGTTCGTGGCCGACGACGTAAGGACGGCGATCCTTGCGCACGTCATGGCCGCTACTCAGTGCAAGAACCCGCCGTCCGTATCGAAGTTCGTTCCGAAGTGGGAGACGCCGGACCGCCTGGACGCCAAGCAATCCCAGGACGCACTGCGGGAGTGGGCGAAAGCCATCAACGACAAGCGTAGATAACGCATGGCTACATCCCTCGGCACTGCGTCCCTCATCCTGTCCACGAACTCCGGCCCGCTGTCGCAAGGGCTGGGCAAGGCGAAGTCGGAAGTCACGACATGGGCGTCGTCGGTCCGCAGCAAGGTCGGCGAGACGTTTAAGGGCTTGTCCGGTGGCTTCAAGTCCGTCCTGACGGGCGGGGTGATGGGCGTGGCGTCCTCGATCACGTCCCGGCTCACCGACACCCTCACCAGCCCGTTCGAGCGGATCGGCGACCTTGCGAAGCAAGGCAGCATCGCCACGTCGCTCGGCCTGACGCCCGAACAGTTCACCGGCATTGCGGGGGCGGCGAAGGCTGCCGGTAGCGACACGAAGGACTTCCTCGAAGGCTTGATTACACTTTCCGGCCGTGGCCGTGAAGCGTTGAGTGGAACGTCGGAAGTCGCAACCAGTTTGTTCTCAAAGCTGAAGATCAGTGCGGCGGACTTCACGAAGTTGAACCCGGAGGAACAGTTCTTCGAGTTGTTCCGGGCCATCGAGAACATCAAGAACCCGGCCGAGCAGGTCGATGCACTCCTGAAGGCGTTCGGCGAAGACACGGGGAAGAACTTGGTCGGCCTGCTCGGGAAGTCCACGGCCGAACTGAAGGCGATGGCCGACCAGTACAAGGTCAGCACGGAACAGGTGGCACGGGCACAACTCGCAACCGAGGCGTTCAACGAGGCGCAGGCCAAGATCGGCCGGGTGTTCGACGAGGCCGTGATTGCCCTCGCACCCTTCATCGAACAACTCGGCAACGGGATCAGTGCGGCCCTCGGCACGTCCGGCAACAATTTTACCCGGTTCGGGAACGTCACGCTCACGATCATCAAGGCCGTGGCGAAGGCCACGGCTACGCTCATGGACTTGTGGACGAAGGCATCCAATCTGGCCGACGCCTTCGTCGGCCAGGGGGCCGTCATCATCGGCCGGGCCATCGACGACCCGGCGTTGGTGCAGGGCGGGCGGGAAGTCCGTGACAAGGGCTGGAACGACTTGTGGAACAAGCCGTTCGCCCAGAACCAGCAGGCCGTGGACAAGTTCTTCGAGGCGTTCAACGCCGGGCTGATGAACAACCAGAAGCTTCAGGACCGGATCAACAAGCTGAACAACCCCGGCCAGATCGGGCAGAACACGGCCACCGACTACAAGCCGATTGCGGCGGCATTGAAGGGCAGCCAAGACGCCGCCCGCATCGCTGCGAACTTCGAGATGGAATCCCAGAAACAGGAAGACCTGCTCAAGAAGGGCAACCAGCTTCGCCAGCAAGGGAACCAGCTACTCGGCCAGATCGCCGAGGGCATCAATCGGTTCGTGGGATTTAACGTGCTGTGAGCGGTTATTTCGGCTTCTTTTCATTGCTCTCGCTCAAAGGCTTCGTTAGCTGACGGACAGACAACTCGGGATCGACACGGCCAGAAACAGGCTCGTATCGGCCGTCTTTCATCAGCTTTAGGTACAGCAGGTGTTCCGAAGCTGGTTTAGCTAAATCAAAGGCAACAAAGCATGGTCCGTCCATAATCACATGACTGAAGAAATCGTTCGGGTCAAGCCCTTTCTTAAGATCGCCAAATCGGAAATGTAGAACTTTGATGCTTTTGCCATCGACCTTACCTTTCAATGCCGATTTGATCTCAAATGTCGTGTTTTGCCCAACAAACTCATAGTTCCAAACATGCTCAGGTGGTTTGTCATCGGCATCCTCTGTCTTTGACGGCACGGCAATGACCACCAAGTCCGCTTCCTTCATAAGCTTGTCGTAAGGCCAATTCGCAAGAATCCGTGCGATGCCCGTCCCTGAACTTGCCATCAACACAATCAGTGCGAACGCTCCAATTGGTAGCATTTTTATTGTCATGGCGAGATCACCTGAGAGGCCGGAGAACGCAATCCTGCACTTCGGCTTTTCGACCGATCCGTCTTTCGGCAAAGTTCTACTTATTGCCCGAACGTGATATCGGCCCTGCCGACAACCACTTTATTCAGGAGTGACAGGGCTATATAGCTCATGGCGATAGACCCCGATGACATCTACGAGCTACCCCGGACGGGCAACATCGACGAGCAGGGATACCGGACGTACAAGCGGGAATTCCTGGTCGAATCGGACGGCAACGACGACGACGGCCCACGGGCCGTGGCCCTTGCCGTCGGCCTCAAGTACGACCTGGGGCTGTACTCGCAGTACGACTGCGGCGGCAGCGAAGTTGACCTGTGGGCACGGTGCAAGAGCCAGTCGTCCGAACCCGTCGCAGGCGAGAAGAACGTCTGGAAGTTCACCGCCGTCTACGACAGCAAGCCGTTCGACTTCGGCGTCGGCAGCACCGACCTGAACGCCGGGACCACCCCGACGCCATCCGCCTCGCAAGACCCGACGCTCCGGCCGCTGATGGTGAAGTCCGTCACGGTGGAAGTCGAAGAAGCCCTCACCACCGACTACAGCACGCCGTCGAAGAAGGTCCGGGCGTCGAACGGGCAGGCGTTCAGCCCGCCCGTTATGCGGAAGCGGTACATCCCCGGCGTCACGATCACGACATGGCTGGCCTACGCCCCCTGGAACCGGAAGGCCGACTACACCGGGGCCGTGAACAACGACACGTTCCTGGGGTTCGCCCCGAACACGCTCAAGTGTACCGGGTACGAGATACAGTCGGTCTGGGAGCAGAACCTTTACTACTACCAGATCGACCTGACGCTCTTGATCGGCGACCCCGATTGGGACGTTCGTGTCCTCGACTGCGGGACTTACGAGTACGTCTCGACCGTGAAGCCCACGGAGAAGATCAAGGACAGCCAGGGTAACTTCGTCTCCGATCCCGTTCCGCTCGACGGTGCGGGCCGGAAGCTCGCCCTCGGCGACCCGCTCGTTTACCTCTTGTTCAAGGACAGCAAGCAGCGGCCGTTCGCCAGCATCCTCGCCCCATGACCAGCTACGTTCTATCCCAGGGCACGGCCGACCGGCTGAAACAACTGCTGAACACGTCGGCCGTTGCCGGTAGCGGTGCGTCGGGCGGCAGCAACCGACAGGAAGGGTGGGTCGAGATCACCGTGGCGGAAGAAGGTGAGTACGAGGGCAGCGTCAGCTACTACGACGCCGTGGCCCAATCGTGGGAAACCTTCGCCTCAGTGAAGGCACTACCGGCCAACGACGATGACACCCTGGTCGTGGGCCGTCGCTACATGGGCCAGCGTTCCGGCGACACGGCCGACGGCGAAAGTGTGTGGGTCGTGTCGGCCAGTTCAGGGGTGGAAGCCTGTTGCGGTCTGCGCATCGTGGAAGAAGAGGATGACCCGTCGGGCTGCGATCCGGGAACCATCGTCCTCGACGGCGAGAGTGCGGCCGGTGAGGGCATCAACTGGAACGAAGAAGATTGCAACTTCTACCTGGACATCGGGGATTGCCTGGAGATCGGCGAAGACGGGAAGCTGAACGTGAACATCTCCGGGACGTTCTCGGCCGTCACGTCCGTGTATCTGGCGTCGGGCTGCCCGTCGCCGAAGCTCGGCATCGTCACCACAGCCTTCTCGTTCAACGGCTGTTCGCTTGAGCAGGACAGTTACAGCAGCAGCACGATCAGCCTTCCATGCTGTTACCCGTGCATTGACGACCCGCCGCCGCCGCCCTGCGACGAGTGCAACTTCAACGTGACCATCAACGGGTTCACCTACGCCTTCGAGTTGACCGGCTCGACATACATCGCACCGGGGCCGGACGGGAACACGCTGTACCTACAGAAACCTGGAAGCGACGAGTGCGACGGGTTCTGGGCCGTTCAGCTTTATGACGGGAACCAGGAACTCTGTAAGTGGGAAGCCGAGTGGGACGGCACGGGTTGCGTCTTCTTGGAACAGGGCACGAACAACGGGATTCCATTTACCGAGTGCCCGGCCGAGTTCGCCGAACTGTGCTGTGGCGGCGATGTCACGTTCAACTGCGGGTGTGCCGACGGCGTTCCTGCGGACCTGACCTTTACCGTTCTCGGCCTGGAAGGGCTGGGCTGCACCTGCGACCCGTCGGGAAGTGGCGGGGCGATGACGTTTGAAGCACCCGACCGATGGATATGGGACGGGACGTTGTGCGGCGAACTGTTCCACATCGAAGTGTACTGCAACGGGTCCGCACCGGGCATCCCCGAAGACCTGGACGCCGACATCACTTGGGGCATCGAAACCCTGGAACACCTGACGGTTGGAGACAGCGGTGATATAGAGCCGACCTGTGAGCCGGAGTTCTACGCCGCCACCCGCACGGGGTTCTTCATGCTGCCGTGCGACATGGGCATGGGCACGTTACATTGGGCGATTCACGAATGACCGAGTTTGCGAACAACAAGTTAGACCTGACCCAGGCACGGCCACGCCGTTCTGGTCGATCAATGACATGATCGACCCCGTGCCGTTGCCGCCGCTACCCCCGATCACGCCGACGAAGGCCGTGGCCGTCGTGACGCTCGGCATCGGCGTTCGTGGCAAGGAGATGCTGCACCTCAGCCGGAAGTCGATCCGTCGATACGCCGCCCGGTGTGACGCCGACTACCACGAGATCGTGTCCGACACGGCCACAATCCCCATCTTCCCACTGTTCGACAAGTTCCGGGTGGAGCAGTTCTTCGATTACTACGAGCGGATCGTCTACATCGACGCCGACGTAATCGTCCGGGATTCCGCCCCGAACCTGTTCCAGCTTGTCCCGGCCGATCACGTCGGCAAGCACGACGACCTGCCGTACATGCACCAGGGCTTTGCGTGGTACTACGCCGAGATCGAGGAACTGGTGAAGTCCCAGGGCTACCCGATGCCGACCGTCCCGCCGTGGATGCTCAACAGCGGCCTGTGGGTGGCGTCACGGGAACACCGGGATTCTTTCAAGCCGATGCAGAAGCCGTTCATGGGGCGGCACTGTGCCGAGCAGAACCACATCAGCATCATGCTGTGCCTGAACGACCATAAGATTTGGCCGATGGGTTCGGACCTGCACTGGCAGTGGTATCGGGACAAGGACATGAAGGCGTGGCATCGAGGCCAGTTCCTTCACTTCGCCGGTGTGACCGACCACAAGAAGCGCATCGCCTTGATGAAGATTGCGGCGGGTGCGGCCGGGAAGCCGATTATCACCGTGCAGTCGGCCAAAGCCATCGAGAAGAAGAAGCCGTGCGGGTGTGGCAAAACGAGGACGGCGTTGCGCAAATAACTCGTTGGATGGATCCGGTGAACCGTAAGTAACTGGCTCTTTTCAACCTCGACGCTAGAGGCTGTTTCATAACAGCTTATTGAGTGTGATGAAGGCCATGGCGAGTTCGAGGAGGCCGTCGTAGTGGGCCATGCTCCGCTCGAACCGGGTGATGACGGCCCGGAAGCTGTGCAGCCAGGC